GCGCGCGGTGTTGCCGATACGGTAACCGAAGGTGCACTCGTCGAGAGCGTGAGATTGGAGGACGTTGGATCGATGTCCACCCTGGGCGACAACGCAATCAGCACACCGGCCCACTGATCACTGGCGTCTTGCGTCTGCGTTACCGTGCCCGTCGCGGCGACAAACGCATCTAGATCATAGGATAGTGCAACCGAACCATCGACCGTACCTAGCGTGGTTTCGTAATTTAGTGTTCCGGCCTCATCGAAGGCACTTATCCAGCGCCCACCGAGCGCCGTGCGATTGTTATCGTCCGCACTACCATTGATTGCCAGCAGCGCACAACCCCGCTGCGTGATCGTGACGCCAGTGTGCTCAATCGAGCCGTCGGTGCCGGTGCTGATCGTGCTGTTGACGTGGACCGGCGTGCCACCCGGTTTGACGCCTTGAAAGACTGCGATGCCACCTATGAAGGCATCACCAGACGTGCCCGTGCGCGTTGCTGTTAGATTTGGTGTTACGCCCGCGTAGCGATGATACCAGACTGACAGGCGACTATCTGTGCCGCCGCCGTTGCCTTGAACAATCTGCGTCCAATCTGTGAAAGAGATCGTAGCGTTGTCACTCGAGTGAATGACCGCAATCCACATATCGTTAACGACAGGCGACGACGGTGCGCCAAGCGTGACTGACGATGTACCGGAAGCACCCTTCGCTCCTACACCGTTAAATGCAACATTGGTCCAATAACTCATGACGAGAAGCCCCACTTGCTTCTAAAATAAGCATCGAGGGCAAGAAGCTCGTTCGCCGTTAGCGCACGCTTGACGAATATAATTTCGGAAATCCAGCCTCCCCATTGCGCCGTGTCACTCGATCCAGCCATATGTGGATTGCTTCCGACACTCATCTCCCCACTGGCCGCGTAGTTTCCCAACGTACTCGCCGCCTCGGATTGCTCAACTCCATTGAGGAAGCTCTTGCGTGTACCGGCATCAGTATACACAGCACCGAAGCGGTATGGAACATCCAAACTAACCGGCCTCATCAAATATTGTCCGGTGGTGGGGAGCGAATCATCACGCCTATACGGCGACAGCTGCATTAAACTAGGAGTATAGTAACTATTTAGAACAAGCATAAAGCCACCAGCCGACGTATAGTCGTTCAGGTCGCCTGCGGTCCTGTACGAAATTATGCGGTTGTCGTTTGCGAAGCCTATACCATTTCCAGCAGAGACGACAGCAAACATCGACACTGCTGTAACACCCGTGCCGAGCTTGACGCCATTAGCGCCGACCTTGGTTCGTAGATAGTGCTCGTAAGGCGCGAACTCTACTGCAGGCTTACCATTCATCACGCTGCTGGCAGTTCGATAGGTCGGTCGTTCCGGATCATAGCCTTGCCGGACATGAAAGCCGTTGTTGCTACGATCTATCCAGCGCCCAACTTTTACACCGTCTGTACACTCCGCCCAGTTTTCATCCTGCACGTATGGAGGGGTGGCGTCGAACCACGCGACCAGATCAGACCCGAACTGAGATGGCGAGAAGCCACCTACCACAACCGGGGGCTCCGAACTAAGCCTGAGTTGACCCCCAGGTGGGGGCGCGACCACAACCGCCTCAAACTCTATTCGTAGGTCGTTCATGTTCGTAATAGAGGCCAACTGCGGGGCAGTCAGCGTCTGGGTAGCCTGCACTACCGACGCGGACACGTTAACGTGGTTCCATTCAACAATCTCAACCGCACCCTGCATCAGCCGCACGTTTAGATTTACAATCCCGTCCCCCGTCTTTTTGTAACGGTACTCAACCTCGAATGGAGCCCCCAGCGTGCCAGTCGGGTTGCTAAATCCTACCTGCGCAATATCAGTGACCGGACCCGGCGCGCGCACCCCCGGGTTGGACTGGATATAAGTATTATCATCAAAGTCATTCACCCCTTCGAAGAGGACTGTACCGCTAGCCTGGTCAATCCAAGTACCGTCGCTCACATCGGCGTCCGGGATCAGCGTGTAGTGAGAAAAGTTAGGGGCTACTGACGAAATCGTTAGATTAGCTTGGCCGGGACGACCGATGTTATTGTCTGTTCGGAATGGGGTGTCGTTAATATCCCCCATAAAGGTGGCAGTACCAGTAATCGTGTCGGTAGGGTTAGAGCCGTAGGTGAACGTATGAACTGATTCACCAGTGGCGTCCGCCAGCGTGTAGCCCTGCCCAACGCTCACCAAGCTCTCAGAATCTACAATAGAGTTTAGGAACGTCCCGACACCCATACCGGTCGGGCGGTTGCCACCTTCACTGACCACCCAGCTGAAGTGAATTTCCTTAGAGATTGTTGTGAAACCTGGGTCTGGGCAGGTCACCGGCGATGTAATATCACCCTCTAGGTTTACCGGATTTTCATCCAGTGGGCTCACAATAAACGGTCCCTTAAACACGACCACCGTTGCCGCGTAGTTATTTACTGAGGAGGTTGTGTCGAATGAAACGCTGGTAAGGTTTCCAGGGACCGTCACCCGCGCGTAGAACATTCTGCCTGTTACGTTGCCTGTATCAGTTCCGGCATTCTGAGCAACGTAGGTGTTTCCAAGATTATCAGTGACCGCCGTTAGAGTGAGTGCAGTTTGCTGCCCTAACGTCGCAATAATAAGATCACCCACCTCCACCGCTGTGCTATTAAGCGGCTGGTCAGAACTACCATCGATGGTTACAGGATCAGTAATGGCGGTCCCTTGCTCAGCAGCAAATGCCATTATGCTGCCAAAGGACAGCGGGCGGGTAGTAGACAGCGTCAGGTTAGCAGCTGCCGGACTGACACTGACCGACAAGTCCTGCATGAAGGTCGCGGTGCCGAGGATGGTGTTCTGGTTGGCCGCCTCAGTCCACGCTGGCGTTGTCGTGGTTGTTGCCGCGACAACCTTGTAGCCGATCATCACTCGGCAAAAAGGACCAGAACCGGGGGCGTACTCTACCGCCTGGACTAGCGGCGAGGTTGGAACGTAATCGGTGCCACTACCCCGCAAACCGGCCGTGGCCCACGATATGACCAACTCGGCGGCCTGCGACAGCGTGCCGGTCGCCGGGGCGCTGTAGGAGCTAGTGGCGTCTTGAACGTTCGCCGGATTTTGATCGAGCGGCGACGCCCTGAACGGCCCCGCGAAAACCGCAACGCCGCAGTTTGCGCCGTCTGAAGCGTGGGCAGTTTGCGTAACAGTGACCGAACTGAGCGTGCCAGCCGTGGTGACGCGCGCCCAATACATCTTTCCGGTAAATGTACCGGCGTCGGTTCCGGCGTTCTGCTGGGTGTAGCTGTTGCCGAGATTGTCGTTGACGGCCGAAGTGGTGTTGTTCGTTTCCTCGCTGACGACAACGACAACCAAATCGCCAATCGCAACCGTGGCCGAGAGTCCGGTGCCTACAACCAGAGACCCGGAGCGCGGGTCTTCACCGTCGGTAGCAATATCGATAAGATCGCCGAATGCCATCGCCCTCGGTCCTCACCGAGCGGGCCATCACTGGCTGAAGACCAATATCGCCACTTAGGCACCAGATGGCGGCAAGGGGTGTGTTACGCTTTAGCGCAATCACACCCCTGCTTTAGGCAAACGACGTGTGCCAGTTGTTAGCCCACCGTCCGCTTAGTTCAGTTCGAAGATCCCGTTCGCGCTCGGGGTCACCGTCAGAGTGTTGCCGTCGTTGACCGTGAACTGGGCCGTGCTCAGAGCCGACCAGCAGACCAACTTACCTTGACCAACCTCGAAGATCACCGCGTACCGAACGTTGGCAATGTTGCCACCGCTGGCCGACCAGATGACAGCGTCCGCATTCCAGCGGTATTCCGAGGCCGAGGCCCCAGTCGACCACAGGGTGCTCAGAGCCTTGCCCGAGGTCGAGTAGCCGTTGCCGTCCGCGATCTGGTTCGTGACTGAACCGAGCACGCTAAGGTTGGCTGACGACGCCGCGTTGGACGCCGAAGTGAACAGCGCCATACGGAAGGAGTCATTGTCGAGGTCGATGTCGCCAGTACCCAGGTACTTCTTAGCCGTGTAGTAGAAGGCCCAGGCTGTGGCCGCGCCCAGGTACATCTCGGCACCCATGGCGACGGCGGGATTGCGCATCGTGCTGATAGCCGCGACCACGAGGGCCAGGGCCGCCACCCCACTGATAAGCCGCTTGCGCAGCGTGGGGCGGGATTGGAAGAGTTCTGGGCAGAACTCCAGGTGGAATTGGGCACCCTCGTTACGCAGTTGGGTGCGCAGGCATTCGTAGCTGGTCTTCATTGACCGCCTCCTCTAGTGATTTGGACATCTCGATCTCTGCTCCGGTCCTGATGATAGTTGCCAGCAGGCCGTCGCCATGCACGTTAAGCTGGAAGAGATCCCCACGATCCTTTACCAGGACCATGAAGTCGTCTGCCTGCTTCATATGCCAGGGTGCGCAGAGAAACTTCTTAGCCAAGTCGTCACGGTCCTTGGCGCGAAGCCACACCTCCCCACGTCTGTCACGGTTGTTCTCGGGCTGGTCGTAGCTGTGATGCTTGTCGTCCATCCAGCAGCTGTCCAGTCCGAATATCTCGATGGAAGTGAAGCCAATCATTCGTAGTAGCGAAATGGCACGAATTCCTACCGTGGTCCCCAACACAATGGGGTAGCAACGCTCGAAGTAGAAAGCGTTGACCATATCCAACTCCGGCTGGCCGCCTGTAATTGCGTGCCAGATAAACACCTCGCGGTCCTTGCACAGGTCGAAGGTCTTGGGGTGGCATTGCGAGGCCAGGATGTAGCGGCACTGCGGTACGGGCTCCGCCACAAAGCGGGAGTTGAACTCCCGGGCGTCTAGCATGATCATCGCCGTGGGCTTAAGGTTGCGGTCCATACACCACTGGTACGACCCGTTGGTGGCGATAAGCTTGCCACCGCGCCACACGGCCTCCCGTAGCTCCTTCTCGGTCTTCTCCAGGGATGGCCCTCCACAGACCAGAAGGGCGATGTTGGGATTAACCGGGTGGGGGCTGATCTGCGGCAGGCCACGCCGTATGCTGCTAGCCACCTGCTCGAGGATGATCTCGTTAGGGGTGTTACACTTCCCCTTATCATCGGAGAACTCCACCCGCTTCATGCGCGTAAAGTCTTTTACAACTGAGAGGCTCATCGCGTCACCACAAACAATGAGGAACCACACAGGTCACGAGCGTCGATGACGACACCAACCGTGGCCAGGTGAACCAGCCACCAGCTATAGGGCTGCACGGTTAGGTGCAAGGGTTGCCCGAATAGCGCAGGGCCAAACTTGTCAGGGAGATTGCTGATCTGTAGCCAGGCGACGTGACAGCCTGACAGTATGCGCTCTATACACAGCATCGTGTACACAGGCGGGATGTGCTCGAGGACGTCGCAGCAAAACCCGTAGTCCCAACTTCCATGCTTTGAGGGCCAGTCCGCCCAGAGGGGGGCCTCGATGAAACGCCGCCTATCGATGTCCGGGTTTAGTGCAGCAGGCGTGATATCCAACCACCAGGGGTCTAGGCCATGCTCGCCGAACTTTTGCCCGGCGATGCCCGAGCCGCAACCAATGTCCAGGATAACAGAACCCTGCTCCGGCTGCATGACACTCATGAAGCGGGCAACGTTCTCCTCGCCAGGGGAGTTGGCTTTGCGGTACTGCTCAAAAGCCCAAATCTCCGCGTACTTGTCGCGTTCCTGAGCAGCCCCGTCAACGATGTGTATCATACGGGGCTCCGCTGGGCTTTATGGATGCGAAGCTTCTTGAGCTCCGACAGCAACTCGCGGGCCACCTTGCGGTTGCGGCGCTTGGACTCAGTGGTGGCGTCCAGCTTGGCGCGCAGACGCGCGACCTCAGCCTCCATATCCTCAAGGGTTGGGACCTTCGCGGGGCCAACACTGACACTGGGTGGATACGTTTGTGCTCCAACCTTAGTAACCATCTTCCCGACTCCTGCGCTTTTTTAATGTGAGCATGTGCCGCGCTCATTATTCCTTGGTATTTTCTAGCGGCACGTTTTTTAGTTTAGGGCCAAGCTGGCCCGTTTATCACAATACGACGCATCGCTGTATTACACAACACCGAAATTGCTACTTACCTCTTAGGGTAGGAACAGTTGCCTTGCTGCGTCCATTGGGCCGTACAGTTGCTTTCTTAGCGCCAAACTTGCCCCGCCCAGGCCGGGGGTCTTCTTGGTCCTCGTCCTCGATTTCATCAACCTCCTCATTGCCCGGCACGGACTCCTCCTTCTTGGGGAAGCCCTCACCCTCCTCACCAGGGACCTCCTCCTGCTGACCGAAGCCCAACAGGCCAAGACGCTCCGGAGTGGGCTCCGGTGGCATTTGCAGGCCGAGGAGTTCACGCACGTCATTGATAGCAGGATCATCCGGGGTGAGCACCGCGCCCGCCGCCGCCATCTGACCCAGTGCCGAGGTTATCTCCAGCACTGAGCGGAATGATACGTCGGAGTGCGCGGCCTCGGGACGGAGCTCGTCCTTGATCCCGTTAAGGTCACAGATAACTGCCACAATATCCTTGTCCATAGCATCCCCGATATCGTCCAGGGAGCCGTTCACTGTCAGGTAGAAATTCCTAGACTTGTCCTCCGACAATGCTCTATTAGCCGCGCCCGCGCCCCCGAGCATAAGATGCTCCGTGCCTATAATACGTGCCATCTCCTCGTTGATGCGCTGCACTGCATTAGCCAGACCGGGGAAGTCAGGCGACTGCCCCGTTAGAAGCTCGAGGCCGTATTGCGGTACGCCAGAGACGGACTTACCACCCTCGGTCTCCACTACGTAAGGTGCACTATCCAGAACGATGCTGGTATCCTCGGCTTTGCTCTGGATTTTAACGAAGTCCTCGATAGCGTTGGTAATGCGACGGCCCTCATCGGCCGTCATCGCCCCGTCAGCCACCCAGCCCGCGATAGCCCTATAAGGGACGCGCCCAATAGGAATACCGCGCAGGTCACGCTCAAAACCCCTACCCTCTAGGACCAGGTATTTCTTGAGCCGTTCGTAGGGTTCGAGCAGGTGCCTAAACAGCCCCATACCCTCTGGGGAGTCAGTGAGCGTATCCTCCACCAGGTACAGGATCTTGCCTCGGGGCAGGTAGATAAATTCACTAGTCTGCGGGGCTAGCTGCCAGACTCCTTCGAGCGAACCCCTGTCGTCCATCTGCCAACGATCGATGGTGTGGGCAGGCCGTACCTCAATATCCTCCAGGCCTATCTTGCCATCAGCCCGCTTCTTAGCTGTCCACTCCTGAATACCGAAGCCCTGGAAGCGGTACATGGCCGCCCGCCGAGCAACACGCCGGAAGGGGGTAACCATGTCGTTAATGATCTCTTCGATCAGGTCGGAGGTCTCCTGCGCCTCAGGCGTGTCGTTTGCAGGCGTCATGGTCCAGTCAGCGTTGGCAACAATATTCAGGAAGTACCTAACCCCTGCCGCAATGATAGACGTGTTGGACACCATCTCCGAGTAGGTGATCCAGCGCTGTGGCCCCCGGACCTGGGCGCTCTTCTCGTGGGTGACTGGTCGCCCACCAAACACCGCGATGCCGGACGTACCCAGTTCCTTGAAGGGGGAGAACCGGTTGGACGGGGCTGGTCCCGGCATGAAGCTGTGGATTTCCCGCCGGGGCGGTGTGACGTAGCCAACGTTGCGGCGGGGTACGCTAGCCATTATTTTCCGCTCCTCTTACGCTTGAGCGCAGCGACTAGCTGCTTCTCAACCTTCTTCACCCGCGCCCGCAGGTCGTTGAGGGTATCCTCGGGATCCGCCTCTGGCTCCATAGGCTTATCGCGCACGCGCACGACCTCGAAGCCGGTGCGCAGCAGCATGGGCAGGTTAACCTTGGGAGTCCTAGGCATGTCTATTTATCCTTTACGACCGTGGTCTTGATAACGGTCACACTTCCTTCCAGCTTGAAGTTGGGATCGCGAAGCTGTCCGTAGGTACTGTACTGACTTGATGCCTTCTTGGGTACGTTAGTGATACTATCTACACGCAATTTAGTACCCCGTGGTAAAATCCACTCCCCTTCAATAATGTCTTGTATTTCCTCCTCGTCCTCAAGTAGCTCTGGGTCCGTAACAGCTACGGCCCGCACACCCGGAGTGCCCTTCGGTGCAGTCACCTCCAACAGAACCCCCCTGGTCGAGCGTTGGGTTAGTTCCGCAATAGGCATAACATCTATATCAGCATTTGTTCGCAAGGCGTAGCTAACAGCTACACCTTCGTCGTCACTAGTACTAGCCGATTTGCTTAATTCAAATATTTCACCAGGCTTTGCGCTAGCAACCTGTTCTGCATAGTCCCCAAATACCCCACGGTACAACTTACTGTCCTCTGGTAGAGCAAAGTTACGAACAATCTCTTCTAGCTGGTCCTCGTTGATACGGTCTCTACGGGATTCCGGATCCCAGGTTGTAACTGCCTGTATTGCTGTAACTGGAACCTGACCCCAAACTCCACCCCCATCCTTAGCTCGGGGGTCCGTGAAGACATTTAGATTAAATTTAACACTGTCCTTCTCGTCGTAGACACGATCCAACTGGGCATTTAGGCGCGCGTTGGCTTCATACTCTGGTGTGCCTGGCATCCAAGCGCCTCTTGCAGGTTTGGCTTGCCACAAACGTCTCGACTCATCCATTAATCGTGCTTCCTCCAACTCCAAATCTTTCAGTTTGGCCCGTAACTCTCCTTCGGTTAACCCACCACCCGAGCTAGTCCACTGACCGCTATCGTCCCGGGGCTGGTCGGGATCATAACCGGCCTTCTCTACAGGCTCGTCCTCGTCGCCCATCTCTTCGAGCAGGCGCTGTATCCTTAGCAACACCTCCAGGACCGGGTCGTCCTCCTCAACAGGCCCACCCCCGTTGTGGGCCTTCTTTATGGGTTGCTTGCGTAGGTTGACCAAGGCATCAACACTCCGCTTCAGTAGCTTCTTGGCGTCTGCCTTCGTGACGGCCGCCACCACGCCTATGTTGTTAATCACCTCGTCAATATACTGATTAGTGATATTCTCAGTACCACCCAGATTACCTGAGGCCTGGTCCACAATGGCAGCAATACCTTTTGAGATAGCATCCTTGACCTTCTGGGACTTAGCAATGCTACTCAAGACGTTAACAACATCGTCAGTCCGGGACCAGTCCTTGTACTGGTTGGGTGCGCTACCCCCAGACACTCGTGGGACGCTGCTCCCACTGCTAGCACCACCCCCACCCCCAGACTCCGACCACTGGCCGTCCTCGCCACGGGGTTGGTTGGGGTCGAAGCCTGCTTTGATAACCTGTATCTGATTGCTGCTGTTAAATTTAGGCAGTGGGTTGGGCGTTGTGGGGATCTTAGCCCGCACAATGAATTCATGAAGGGTGTATTCCTTAAGCGTACCCTTCGCATCTATAGCTACAGTACGCTTGCGAGGGATGTACTTAACTGGTTCCAGGATTGTATTACGGGGTAGGATAATCTCGCTCTCCTCACTGGGCTCCACTTTACCCGACACTGCCACCGAAGGGACAGAGTACTTGCCACCACGCGGTACCATAATCTTCAGCAGTATACCGTCCCTAACCTCGTCCGGGGCCTGCTTCATAACTCCACCAGTAGCAAAATCCACCGCCACGTCCTTATCCAGTGACGCAGACATGTAGCTACGGTCGAGTATTTGCGCAGAGTTCTTAATATGATCCAGCATATCCAAGTCAACACCCCGGAACAGCAGCATTGGCTTGTCAGTTGTTACGAACGACTTATCAATCGCCTTCACCATGCCGTCCTTACCTAAGGAACTGGACACCCCGTACCTAAGGTAGTCGTTCACCGAGTCCGACCCTGCTATAGCATAGTCAGCTAGCTCCCCACGCTCTAGCGGGTCGAACCTAAGCATCTTGGACCGGTACTCACTAGCCGCGTCCAGGAAGTCCCGGGCATTGGGTATCTCACGCAATAGAGCAATATCCCCGGGCTTAGGACTGACCTCTGGTAGCTCGATCCTGTTCTCTGGTAGGGAGACCCACACCTTGCGCGTTGGCTCCAGATAAGTCAGGTTCTCCAACTCGTCCTTAATGTCTAAATTGAGCTTGACCTGCTGGTTCCATTCTGCCAGCATACGCTTATGCTCAGGGTCGTTAATATCCGGGATGGCCTTCATACCGGCACTTAGTTCGTCTATACGAGCACGTATCTTGGGTTGGTCGGCAATAATCTGCCTGGCCCGGGCTAGTCCCTCGGGAGTCATGATCGTTGCGGCATCTATAGGTTTGCCAGGCTTATAGGAGCCCCCACCCCCAACGACCCACTTACCGCCTTCATCACGTGGCTGCTCGGGATTGAAGCCTGCCTTATTGATCAACCCTTCAGGGAGCTTGAGAATCCCTACTGGCATGTTTGCAGCACCCGCTCATGGTCGTCGGGTAGTCTACCCGTACCACCGCACACTGGGCAAGGCTTCTGCGCACGCCCAGTACCAGCTTCGTCGTCGGCACCATCATCTATCCAGCTGGTGCCGCCGCAGCGCCAGCAGGTAGTCTCATTAGCCATACCCCATCTGCGCATTTTGCGTATCCTCTCCCCTAGCTTCACTAGTTGATGTCGCCGTTACCCTTGAACACTTCTGCTGCACGCACGATACTCGCAACTGCCTCCCGCAGCAAGGAGGACAGTTGCTCTACCTCACGGACAGTTGCCGGTGAGTCTGCCTGACGGCGCGAGAGACTACGCTCCAGCTTCCAGCATTCGTCCACAATCTCTCGCAGCGTCATTTCTTGCGTTCCTCCTCCAGATGGACTACCGCCGCAGCACTGTTCTGCCTTTGACGCTCACCTAGTTCTGCTCGCAGTTCTTCTAGCTTGACGACAGTTTTCTGGATGTCAGCCGCCAACGCAGGGCTGGGCTCCTGTCCCAGCCGCTTAGCAGTATCGGCCATCTCGCGCATGTAGATCAGCTTGGCCTCGACCGCCTCGAACAATGCTACGGTCACCTTGGTCAGGTTGGAGTTGACAAGCGTATGAACCTCCTTCAGATCGCCCTTCAACCCATCAATCTTTCCAGCCAACTCTGACCTTGCAAGGACTGTCGTGTCGTTTGTTTCCTTGGCGACCTGTGCGACCTTGTCGTTCGATGCCAGCAGAAGCTCCGCAGCCTCGGAGGTCTTGTCAACCATGTCCTGCTGCTGAGCACCGAGCTTGGCGGCCGCGTCCCTTGCTTCCTTCTGACTCACTCTGAGTCGCTCGGCGACTAGGTCCTCGCGAGCACGGTCCTCCCGCTTGTCCATCCTGCGGCTGCGCTCCATGAGCAGCGGAGCGACGAACGACGTGAGCGCTGTCGGAATAGCCACGATCAGCGCCACCCACATTGCCTCGGAGATCATCACACGCTCCACGATGTTGGATAGCCCCACCAGCGATAGCTTGGTGACCACTCGAAGCTGCGGTTGAGCAGCATGGCCCACCACGGCGTACGGAGGTTTAGGCCACCAGCCACCCAGATGGGCTGCGATCTGAAGTCATATGCGCAGTTGGTTATGCGAATATTGGCATAGGTGCCAGGGCTTCCATTGACACCTATGCAGGAGCCTTCGTTGCCGAAGAACTTGCATCTGTCTACCAAGACGTTCCTGATAGCCTGCTCGGGAAGATCACACTCCATGTCAATACCATCACCGGGAGGCGTTCCACCCGTATTGGAAAATACACAATTCGAAACCAGTAAACCCTCGACCGCAATTGCGCTCAAGCCTTGACGACGGTTGCCATCGGAGATCACGCTATCGATCACCACGTTGGTTGCCTCTTGGACGTAGAGCCCGTCCGCGAAGCAGCGTGACACATGGGTTCCGAATACCTTGATTGTATGCGCCTTGCGAATATCGATGCCGTGTCCGAATCCACCAACGTCCCACTTTGTGGACGCCAGGTGCGTGTCGCGCTCTCCTATAATCCTGCCACCGATAATGCTGACGTTATCAACGTCCCAGAGCTTGAAGATACGATAGCCGAGTTCTGCAGTAGGCAGCGCCCTGACAGTGGCGTCCGTCAGGTCCAGGGTGATGCCCGACTTGAGGGTTATGCCACTGTTGGCGTTGTCATTGGTGACGTTGACGTCATACGTCCCAGCTGGGACCTTGACAGTGTCGCCAACTCTGGCGGCGTCGATCATTGCTTGAATAGTCATGTTCATTCACCCGTTGTGTTTGATCGACGCCACCAGCGCTCTGCAAACTACCGCAGTTCTTCGATGGCGTAGTCAGCAGTATTCACCGTACACTTGTTGGCACCCAACCCGAGCCCCAACAAGCTAGCGATCAGTAGGATCTTAAGCATAAGTAGCCTCCTTTCACTTCGTCTTGTCGCAAATGATGCAGACACTGTAAGGTGTCGCATCAGAGACCGGCGTGTCCTTCCGTATAGCAGGATACACCGCCCGCCATTCGTGGCCGAGCAGCCAGCACCACCTAGCGCGATCGAAGAAGGCCCTACGCGGTGGTAGTTCCTTCATATCACGCCTGTGACGCCTTATCCGCTCTTGCCACTTGTCCATGCTATTTAACCGGTACGACCCCGTATTCCGCTGGGTCCATCGCAACCTCCTTGATCTCGGGCGCTGCGTTGGGGCGGACCTCGATTGTGACGCCGGTCTGCGACCCAGCCTGCTGGGTAACAGCCTTGCCTCTATTCGAAATCCAGTCCAGTGCTGCCGACCCTAGCATGGGAACTAGCACAACCAGCGTTTCGGTCACAGGACCAGCTAGCTCAACCGGCATGTAGTTCCTGGCAACCAACCAAGCGATCGCGGACGGGAGCACAACCCGCATCACGCCCGCGATCTGGTTGGATAGGATAGTGTTGTTCATGCCCGAACAACCTTGAAGCCTCGTGCCACGATGCGGTCGACGACATCGGACGCGCCGCGCGCAGTCAGTCTCTCGGTGCGGCTTCCCGATATGCCCTCAACTCCTACGTCGGCCCCGGTCAGGGCTTCGACAACGGACTTGCGCAGCGCCACCAGTTCAGTCTCGGTAGGGGCTCCATTGCTCATTTTACACTCCTGTTGGTTGGTCTTCGCTTCTGCTTCCTTAAGTCCACGGCCGCATCCCTGAACATTCTAGCACATGACCACACCCAGTCGTAGTCAGCACCATTTGCAGCACACAGGTCACTAGCTATGCGCTCACAGTCCAAGGCCGCCGTCTCCATAGCATCATTCCAAGTCTTATCGACCAGTGATAGCGTACCGTCCAGTTTAGAGTTTACGACCTGCATTACGTAGTCTAAGTCCTGAGGCTGTCCGGCACCTTCCCCCCACTCTCGGCAAGCTTGGTCATGACCTGCTTGTGAAGCCAGATGTTCATTTCCGCAGACCCGTCCAGGTCACCGCTGTAGCCTAGCTCCTTAGCGAGCTCCTTGCGGGCCGACAGGCTGCTGTCGAGCTTGAGAACCTTCATCAAGTCGACGATAGACTGCCTCCAGTTGAGATTCTCGTCTTGGTCGTCGGCTAGGTCCTTGATCTTCGCCTCAACCTCACTCCTGGTGATGGGAGTAGGTTTCGACAACGTTCCGAAGATTGCACGTACGATATCGCCTAGGATGCTCATCTTAGGTCCCTTATCATGTCATGCGAAGAACCACACGCTGACGAGAACAACCGCCGTCAAACCGACGCCCCACATCATGCCTTTGATGAAGGCAACAGTCTCGGGTGGTTCAGGGCCACTGCCATGCGGTCCTTCCATCACTCAGACTCCCTTACCCTCCTTGTAGTGCGTGGCCTCACGCACATCGGCAGCTTCACCAGCCGCAATCGCGTTCTTGATTATCTTGCGCAGTATGGCCTGCCCATCGGGGGATCTCAGTTGACGCATCGCCACGCTCTGCTCGTCGACGAACGGGATGTCTGGCAGCAGCCGCACCAAGCCATGCGCATCACGCATCGCGGATTCGAAAGCTGCGTTGAGAAAGTGTTCGCTTGCCATCTCACGTACCCTTGCCTTCTGCCTTTTCCTTCGCCGCAGCCTCTGCCGCTCGCCGCACATCCTCGGCTGCCTGCAGCGCGTCTTGTACGACACCGACCAGCTTGTCGTCGGGGATGTACTTGCTTGCTGGCTGACCGAATACGTGGATTTCGGCAAGCGCCGCCTTTGCGACAGCCACGGCAGCGTCGAGTTCTTTCTGGGTCATAGGATCAGCGCTCTTCCCGCATTATGTTGGGTGGACGCGGCGACGGTCCAGGTAAGGGGCAGCACGACTCCTGATCTGCCATAAAAGCTAGGCCCGCGTAATTTTGGGCCACCTCCTGCCAGGAGGGTTATGACCGCGATAACGACCAGGAGTAGGATGACAAACCAGATGCCCTTTTCGAGCTTGTCGGGGATCTGGTAGACGAAGGTATTGAACCCGTAGAGCACGAGGTAGACGACGCCACATAGGATTATGACGCCGATCAGTAGCCACAGTACGTCAATGGCGAGAGCTAGCATAGCGAACCTCCCTTATCCCTTAAAAGGGTGTGTCTAATCGACTACTACTGGGAAACCCAGTGGCTAGCTACTACCCTCTACAGATTGCTTGCCTTAAATCACGTCTTACGCTGCCAGGCCCACAGGGACCATCTTGGCGTAGCCTGCTTCCACCAGGGCGGCGATGCTTTCCAACACTTCGGAAGGGGTCATCTTACGCTTCCAGGTGAAGCGCTTCTCACGCCGCGCTACCTCAATCAGTATCTGTAGCACCGACTGGGGTTTGTTGAAGGACAACGTACAGCCTATCAAGCCGTGGGTCCTCCAGATCTTATCCACCTTAGCTCCCCGAGTCTCTGGCAACCGGCGTAGGAACTGCCGGTCTAGTACCGGTACGTTGGCACTCATGATCTAGTCCTTTCATGATGTGTTTCACTCTACCTGCACAACTCTCCTTTGCTGGTGGGTTGTAAACCTAATCCTGAACGCCATCGTCGACCTCACCGTCCTCCAGCAACGCCTCCTTAGCAGCTGCTAGAGCAATCCTTCTAATCAACCTATGACCCAGTATCCTACCCAGGCGTGGAGGTGGTGTCATCTGGGAGGATATACCAGTATTCACCCGTAGGCGGGTTAGGCGTTTTATGACTCTCTCGACAACCTCGTCAGACGGCCTCACTTTAGTGCCTTTCCATCTACAAAGACCTTGGGCCCCATCCCCACCATAACGAAGTCACTGGCCCTGGGCATGGGCCAGTAGGCCATCACAATAGCGTCAGCTAGGTTAGGGCTCCGGGTGCCATCAGGGGACTTATCAACAACTAGCTTCAGGCGCGAGCCTGTGCTAGCAGTGGCCTGGCACAGTTCCTTAATCACCTTATGTAGCAAAGGTAGGCGACTGTCGATGGAAAAGATGTCATCAGGGTCTGCTGATATCTTGGTTATTACCCCATTGGCATCAGGGATGCCAACTACAGCTTGGTAGGTTCGTAGTACACGCCCGCGCAAGGCCCACCAGGCTTGTGCCTTCAAGTTGGCGAAGAAATCCTTATTACGCACTGAGTCCCGATCATCAGCGTTAACCCGCTCCGCAGCATGTAGTACCTTGCCCCCAGCATTCCAGGGTACTACACGTAGCTTGTCAGGTAGGAGGTTATCATCCTTAAGGCGATTGACCTCACTCTTCACATTGGAGCCTATGGCGACAGCGTCATACTGAAGCTCAGGCACCTTCTGCGCTACGCAATTAGCAATAGCCTTGCGCGCCGTCACACCAGGATCCCTTGCCACCCATTCATCAGCGAAGGTCAGTACCACACCGGAGCGAACCACCTGGGCGTTACGATCACCATCCTCGCTGTCACCTATGTCTAGTCCCGAAATACGGTTCTGTCCAACATCAAAGCCAAGCTTAAGATGAGCATCAATGCAAGCATCCAACCACTCCTTGGGTAGTATTGTACCGGTTAGCGAAGCAGCATAGTTACGCTCAATCTCCTGTGCGTAAATATGTGGCGTACCCTGGCTGAGGTGGTAGGCCTTCTTCTCCCTATGCCACTCCTCGCCAAACTCTGGGTGCTCATGGGAATCCATGACAAAGATACGGGTAATGCCCCTGGGTATCTGTGCGCCAGGGTACCAGTCCTGCCCTACCTCACGCTTCCTATGGAACAGATTACCCAGCCCATTCACCGAGGAGATGTCTATGGGCACCTTGGTGGTCTCGGACAGGGAGGCTTCAATCAGTTCAGGGCGCTGATAGTGTGCGCTCTCGTCCTTGAAGAACAAACGTGTACGACCACCACGGCCGATCTTATCACCAACCTCACCCACAATAGAGGAACCAGTAGCCCGGTTATAGCACACGTACTGCTTGATGTCACTGTCGGTTAGGCCCTGTGGCTTAAATATCTCAGGCAGGCGATCAATCAATCCTCGTATCTTGAAGAATATACTCTTAGGGTTGCCAATCTGATCCACCGAGTCCGCATCCTGGGATCCCCAACCTATAGCAACACCAGGGTAGAACAGCCATAGCCAGACACTGATACAGACACACACCCATGTGGCCCCCATGGTGCGGCACTTCTCGACCAGGCCTGGCTGGTCCGTCTCCAGGCAGTCCTGCACGAAGTGTACAAGCTCCTCCTGGCGCTTAAAGAGTATAAACGGCATCCACACGGGCTTGGTGGTGCCAGCGTTACGGGGATCATGCGTATCGCACCAGTGGTTAATAAACGACACACAGTCCTGCGCGTAGTAGGCCTTGGCCGCAGGTATCAGATGTGGATTAGTCTCCAGCGTAGCCAGCTGCCCCCTACGCCACAGCAACGCATCATCGTAGTTGGGAGGCCACTCATGGTTAGCCAGGGTACGGGGTGCACGTAAGGCCGAGTTCCGGGCCGAGCGCTGTAGCCGTTCAATACGGACAGCCGCAATCGCATCAGATACATCAACTGGCGCAGGCAGCATCAGCGCTCTACGGTTCTAGTATTGGACCGACAGTTGGCAGAGTACCAGGCCGTAGCCTGTCGCTTGAATACCTTCTGGGAAGGGGTCAGGGATACATTCGCGTATTGTACAGCCAGCTGCTCGAGTTGGGTACAACGTGAATCACGGGCCTGGGCTGGTAGCGACTGTAAGAATAGCAACAACATCACCAGGATGAGGATGATTATCCAGGTCAGGTAGCCCACTTCCGCCAGGTATCTTAATACGTCAAACTTTGCCATATCAGTGCCTGGTTCCATCCTTGGGATCAGGGCTCTCGAGCAGGGCAGCATAGGAATTAGCATCAGCCTCCAGTACCGGGGTGCCTGCAGTCAGTAGTCCAGCAGCCACCTGGGAGTAGAGGGATTCGAGCAAGGCCAGCTGCTCCTCTGTTGCACCCTTCAGCACAGCAGTGGGTAGGGCCATGATCTTTATAGGTCCATCAGCAGGACCAGTCAGCTGGGTAGGCATGCACTTCTCAATCAAGCGCACCATGAGGCCAGTGTCCTCACCAGCAATCTTCAGGAAGTATCCTACAGCACCCATGTAGCCCTTGCCATCCTTCCCAAAGATATGGATGGCTTCCTCAATGGCAGCACGTAATCCAGCACTCCACCTATTCGGAGTACCCTTCTTGCGACCACCACGCTTCTTGTGGTTCTTTCTGTACTGCCCAGCATGCGTCTTTGTACGAGGCTTCCAGGGTTTGGTGATTCTTCTCGCAACCATGTTGGTTCTGTTACTCTCAATTCTTCACTAGGATGGTGGCATATATAACGAATAATAACAGGGTCGTATAGCCACAATATCAGTTTAATTTAGACATAAAAACAATTAGACAAAAAATCAAAGAATGCTAAAATCACGACCAGCAATTTTGCCTAGAGCGCGGCACGCATCATCTAGTTCTTTCTCGGTGTATCCAAGCCGATTAAGCGCACGCATAGCAGTCTCATGATAGCTCTTGCTTTCCAGGGTTTCGATGTAGTCAATCAAGGCATCAGCCTGTTCACTAGTTAGCATCTAACTCTCCACAGTCCACGTCTTCACAACCTGGGCAGGCTGGGGCTTGATGATCTCACCCTTGATAATCAGGGTACCGACCGTATACTCGATACCACGCCTATCAATACTATCCAGGAACACCTTGTCTACCTGATCGGCATAGTTCTCATTCAGGTAGGCTGGAAGGCGGTGTTCCTCGATGACATCCAGGCTGACCTCACCATCCTCAGAGAAGTCAAATACAAACACCTGTGGGCCACGAGACATTTCAATCCTCCTCGTCAATTTCCTCACCAGATATGACCGAGCCGTCCGTGCGATTTGCTCGTCCGTCATGCAGGAGATACCAAATTCGCTCTCGGCCAACTGCTTCTCGGTAATGAGACAGCGCTCGCAGACGTGAGTCAGCGGCGAAAATTGGTGTCTCGGCGGTTCACTCATCGGCATGACTCCTACGCATGATATCCTTGCCGCTACAGTACTCCGCTGCCAATTGTAGCAGCCGGTTTATCACCCGCTGGTCCCGGGGCTCAAACCTGGTGGCCGCCGCGCGCAGGAACAGATCAATATCCTGCTTCAGGTGACTCATCTCCATCAGTTCTTCCTTAGTCATTATCATCACTCCCTGTTAGAGTACGCTGGTGGTTATTGGGTTGCTAATTTGTAGTGGCACGCTAACTGGTCCTGGGTTACTATGCTTTAACGGCACGCTGACTTGTCTTGGATTTGGTTAATGGCATGTTGGCACGCTTCCTTTCATTGGGTTTCCAATACGTGATGGCGCGCTAGACTTCTCTTGGATTACTGCTTGGAGTTGGCGCGCTGATTTGATCTGGGTTGCTCTTACGCGATGGCACACTTGCCTTCTTTGGGTTGCTGTTGGCCGTTGGTACGCTAGTGAGTTCCGGGCTGCTTCTCCTCAACGACACACTACAAGCCTTTGGGTTATTGGGAGGGTATGGCACACTACGCGGTGTTGGGCTTCTCCTAGCTTTTGGCACACTGATAGTCCTCGGATTGCTAGCTTAGAGTTGGCACACTCGACGATATTGGTTTCCTGCCTTTCAGTGGCACGCTGTACAACGTTGGGTTACTGGGCGGGTCTGGCACACTGGATTCTTGTGGATTGAACATCTTCGGCTTCGGCGCGCTGACTTGTCCTGGATTACTAGAGTTGCCTCTGACACACTGACCTGTCCCGGGTTACTTCTTCAAGAAGGCACGCTCCTTCATAGTGGGCTACTGTCACATACTGGCCCGCTAGCTTGGTCTGGGCTGCTTGAGGCGACTTGACACGCTCTTTTGTCCTGGGTTGCTGGTTACCAATAGCACGCTACGGCTCTTTGTACTCCATTCGATGCATTGGCGCGCTGTCCCTAATGGATTACTTGGCTTGTGTGGCTCACTAAACCTCCATGGGTTACTCGCGCTGGTGTGGCACACTAGTTGCTTTGGGTTTCCTGAGGTTTTGTGGCACGCTTACCCCTCAATGGGTTGCTTACACGGATTGGCTCGGGCCGCTATGACCTCCGCTTCGTACCGAATAAGTAATCCACCCACGAGCGCCCGAGCTCCGGACTGACAGCATCGGCGGGGATCACTGCGACCGAATCGTGGTCTGGTGATACGACTACGACAGGGTGCTTAGGCACCGCGATTTGCAGCACGGTATCAGCCGGTAGCCTGACCTTCTTCATCTTGGTCTTGGTCTTGATCCGGGTCTTGACCTTGCGCTTGCTAGCAGTCTTACGCTTCTTCTTTGCCATGATCAGTCTCCTTTGGTTAGCACACTGTTAGTGTTTGGGTTACTCAGATTATCTGGCACACTGGCGATCAACGGGTTACTATCATAGTGCGGCACACTGTTCCACGTTGGGCTTCTATTACGGCCTGGCACACTTTACCCCTTTGGGCTTATAAATCATACAGGGCTCGCTATCGAACAAGGGGTTTCTGTTATCCATCGGCTCGCTGGCTACGAGTGGAGGTCTCTCGAACCCTGGCACACTAGGCACTTTTGGGTTGCTTTCCAAAACCTGGCACACTAGTTCATTTTGGGTTTGCTCATGGCAGATGGCTCGCTGTCAACCTTAGGGTTGCTGGGAATTGACGGCACACTACTCGCATCCGGGCTACTTACGCTGCATGGCACGCATCGGCGGCTTGGAGTTCTCACCGGCAGTTGGCACACTGTCACGTTATGGGTTCCTCGCAATCTGATGGCACACTACCGGGCCTTTGGGTTGCTTCATTGCCGTGGCACGCTATGAGGATTTGGGTTACTGCCTAATTTTGGCCCACTATAGTCCCACGGGATACTGGGAGGTCTTGGCACGCTGAACTTCCATGGGCTACTACTAGGGGGTGGTGGCACGCTGGGCTTTCTCGGGTTACTAACCTTAATAGCACGCTTACGCATTTTGGTTTACTGAGTCCCTATAGCACGCTGCCGGTTCCTGGCTAGTTAGCTTTGTTACCTCGGCACGCTGATCTCTTCTGGATTTGCTGGCTGATCAAAGGCGCGCTCACCTGTTTTGGGTTACTGAGTTCTTGTGGCACTATTCTCCACCTTCTCCTGGGTCCACCACCATCAATACGATGGCCGCCGCGAGCACCAGCACTAGATATGCCGCCAGGTCAGGCCCTGTCATCCGATTGGGTTGCTCGCAACTTGGCCGCTATGATCCTGGCCGCTGTGGACTCCGCCTGGTACTTGTTTATCAACGGCTGGGGGGCCTTGATCTTACGCATTTGAACGGCTAGCCCCTCATCGGTAGCGGCCTCCTGCTCCAGGTAGGCCGCGAACCGATCCCGTTCCTCCGCCGTCAGCCGTAAACCCACAGCAGTTCTCCGATTATGTAGATGATCGTCACCACCAACACTAGCGCAACCAGGCCATAGGTCATAACACTGTCATTCACGACCGTACACCTTAAATACGCCATTGGGCCAGAGCACGTAGACGACCTTGCCCACCCTCTTAGCATAACGCACAGTCGCCCAAGTACCCGACCGAAGCTTTTCCTTAAAGCCAGCGGGGGCTGCTATCAAGTAATCAACAGCATCCACTATGTCGTGGTTACGCTCCAAGTAGGGTTTTGGGGGCAGTACACGCTTGGCCTGCTTATAGGCACGGGCGCGGGGGTTATCAGGCGGGTGGATCACTGGCTTTAGACGTAAGGCCGTACAGATATCATGCGCCTCTGCGTCCGCCCCAATACAATCACCGTGATGTAATTCAGTCCCAACGGAATAGTCATTCAGGCACACACGCAGAGCGTCCAACTGCGCAGCAGTCATTCCGCGCTTGGTACCTGTAAAACCTATCCTATACACGGGGCGATCCATCGGCCTGTCGCGTAATAGCAACATTGGCCCACATCGCAGTCGTACGATGGTTCCTAACCACCCAGGTCTTATCGGGGCCGTCCGGGAGCTCCTTCTCCAACACCTCACTAAATACCTTAGCAGCTTCCCGTACGCGCTGCATGCGCTCCACCTGCTCAGGGGTCGGTTGAAGATAATCGTAGGCTGACGTATGCATGGTTTATCTCCCTTTTCCACGCCTATACATACAAAGCTAGGCCGCCGATGCAGCCTCCAGATCATTACCGCCAATCAATATTGTGGCCTTACGTCCAAGGTAATCCAACAACACTCGTTCCCGATCCTTAGGACCAGTACCATCATAGATACCGACAAACCCTGTCAGGTGACCATTCACTACTCGCACAGTCTCACCCACGCGGAACCGGCTGTCCTCTCCATTGTACTTGGGAAGGTTAACAAAGCCATCCGACCCCTCTAGCAGGTGTAGCCGCTCAATCTCTGCATCGGGCATGATAGCGGGTAGGCCGCCCTGTAGTACAACAGTCAATACCCCAAAGGTGCCTAGCAGGAACCGCCAGCGCCCCTCGTTCTTCACAAATATGTAGCCCGGGAACAGGCTACTGACCTTCTTCTCGGCAACAGCCTTTGCCCGGGCTTTCTTACGCACAGCGATCCGTGGGTAGTAGAACGTACCCCCCTGATTAGCAATATTCTCGCAGGCCCAGGCCTCCCGCTGACTATGTGTCCGAACAACCAGCCAGCCACGCACCTCTAGAAGCATGCAGATGGTCCTCACCAGGGATAAAATCCCCAAATCCTTAAACCCGGTAAGGATGGAAGTCAACGACCGATAGCAGAATCATTACGTCAGGGTCAGCAACGGTCCCCGGATGACTAGTAAGTCACCATTGTGTACAGCGATGGGCTTACCATAATCCCTAGTAATATCAAACCGTAGCAGAAGGCGCTTACCCAGCACCGTTACGTCTAATATCGCATAGGAGACGTCGTAAATCTCCTCTGTAGTGTTCTCCCACCTAACATCGGCTGCCAGGTCGGTAAGTGGTATAGACACAATCTCCCGGTCGAGCGTGTCGTCGTAGAGATAGAGCCTAGCCAAGTTCGGATCAGGCAAAGCCGGTGGCTCTAGTGCAGCAATAGCTGGACTAGCAGCAGCAACCCCTGCCGTCACTCCCCCCACCAGCACCGCACGCCGATTAATCTCTACCATGGGCTTCCCTTTCTACCCGCTTGGGCGTATATCGCTCAACCTCATATCTCAGGGCTGCGGTAGCCTGCTGGTAATAGGCTAACTCCGTCCGCAGCCGCACAATCTCGGCCATCAGATCGTCATACAGCGCCGCCTTGGCGCAGCACTCGCGCTCTATGATATCAGTCATGGGCTAAAGTCCTTGGTCCATCCAACGTGTGCTGGCTCGATAGGCCCACATTTGCTGCACCGTATCTTAGGGAACCTACACATCCCCGACCAATTTTCTTTCCACGTCATTGTCTCGGGGAATTTTAGGAAGCGGGCACACTGGGGGCACAGCCGCTCGAATGCCGGGCCATCCTCTCCATAGCAAATAAGCGGCGCTTCGCGGCCCATCGCTCATGTCCCGCGAGTGCTGAGTTCTACGGCGGCTTCCCGTAGGAGCACTAAAAGTTCAGCGAGGTCCGGGGTGACGTGCGAGCCAATCTCGACGCACACCCGTTCGCCAGCAGCCCACTCACGTTCCGAGTAGTATCGGACGTGAGTGAACTCGCTGGTCCCGTCACGGTAGTTATGCGGCTGCTTCTCAATTACCCACGGCTCCGGGTACTTCGCAATCAACTCGCGGATACGGGCCGCTCTGGCTTCTGGGGTCATCTCACTAATCTCCATCGTCATCGCTCATGTCCTACGATTGCTCAATCTCTCCACCAAATCAAACGGTGGGCCTTGCACTCCGTATCTCGCCCCACAGACATCGCAACTCTCGCACCAATCATGACCGCCGTCCTCATAGAACCAAATGCCCACCGCTTTGCAGTTTCGGCATCGTGGCTTTCTTGAAAAGAAACCAAGTAGCTTTTTTATCAAACTCATCGCTCGCCTACCACGAGATAGTAGAGACGCCGGAAGCTCGCAGCCGCTCTAGCCCTCGGATCAACGCCTGCATCTTGCGAGCGTGGCTATGGAGGTACTTGTCAGGGTTCTTGACCTGTACGTCGGGAAAGCTCCAGTCGATCGAGCGACGATCCGCCCGCATACGCTTGCGGAAGGTGGAGTCCTTACCGATGGTTATTAAACCCTTAAACGGTCCTGAGCGCATCACACCTTTGCCGTACTGTTGATAAAAAACAAGGGCTGGCTCCCCCAATCCCAAGTAATGTCAGCCCCCGCTATTACTGATGTGCTGTAGTGACAAGACCAGGCTACAATCGGGCCATCGGCTAGTGGCATCCCGTAGATGATCACGGCCTGCTTCGTCACCACCACAGTCTCCTCCGACTCATTGACCCACCGTACCCAGGGCTTTTTGAGGCTAGCAATCGGTAGCTCAGCAATTATACGATCACCACTCCATAACACGAGGTCGGCGTTTACAACGTAAAGCGACTCGAAGGTATCAGGTGTACTTGCGTCGTACAGGTTCAAATTGATGCTCGATGTCCGCCCACGCTTTGACAACGACTTGGCGGATCTGTTCCGCGCGCTTGGCGTACTCGGCATTGGGGAGGCCTTCCATTTCCTGGATGAACTTAACCACAGCGCTATCAGGCCTAGCATCACCGCCATCTCCCTTACGTTTTAGCTTTTCACCAGCACGCTCCGCCTTGCTACGCTTAGCAATACCGATGCGGTCACCCAAACCTTGCTCTACCAGGAACTCTACGGACGCCTGGATATCGTCAATGCCGTAGCCGAACCTAACCGGGAACATGCACTTGCGAAAGGGCACGCTGACCTTATTTTTCCGACAGTGGGCAAGCACCCGAATACCGGTGGCGCGCTTCTCCCCACGGATGGTCTGCGTCAGCGTCTTTATGTGCGACAACCACACAATATGCGTGGCGTAGAAGTCCAGGGACTTGCCCCCGGAGCGGCGCTGCTTCTCACCGATGACGTAGCCTATCTTGTCCCGCACCTGGGACACGATGATAAGGCACAGGTTACCTCGCTTAAAGTCACCAATCATCTGCTCGAATAGCTGCCCCAATATCTTTTGCTTCTCCAACGCGTAGGAGCCCTCCCCCGGGTCCCGGGCCAGCGCCGCCTTGGAGGTCAGCGCGTCCAGGGAGTCAATTATGTAGAGGCCTTCGGCATCGTTAGCGGCATGCCACTTACAAACCTTGCGTAGGTCTATAAAGACATCCTCGATGGTACGCCAATGCGTGTCAATGCCCTCCGGACCAAAGTCCACCCGATCCTCTGGCAGGCCCAGCCGTCCTGCGTAGGGAATGTCAAAGGCGGACTCGGCCTCCCGGTAGTAGATCCGTCCCTTGGGATAGGCCCGGGCAAAGTTAGCACAGGCCTCTATAGCCACCAGGGTCTTGCCAGTGGACTTATCACCGACGACGTTAGCTACCCGTTGCAGCACCCAACCCCCACCGAGTATACAATCTAGCAATGTACACCCGGTGGGGATAAACTGCTTGGGCTTACGTTCATCCGGGAAGTAATCACCCCCCACCCGGAGCGGTATGCGGCGCGCAACCATTATAGGTTTTATTCCCTACGCAACCGGCCTAAGGCCCGCTGGGCCTGACGGCTAGGGGTTTCCTCGGCGTCAGCGGCCCGCACTGGCCGCCTCACTGTCTTGCCACCCCTAGCCTCCGCCCGCCTACCCCGGGGGGCGTCTTCCTCGCCCTCATCGTCCTCACGGCCCTTACCGTTGGTGGAAGCCTCGTCCTCCTCGTCGTCGTCCCTAGTACGACGGGCCTTAACGGTGCGGTCGCGGCGACCGGCCTCTTCCTCATCGTCATCCACCGGGGCAGCACGCCGTCGGCGAGGAGTGGGCTTCTCGGCCTCTTCCTCCTCGCCGGTCCCCTCGGTCGCGGCGTCATCATCGGCGTCCTCCTCCCGACGCCTAGCAGACCGGGGCTTATCCACATCAAAAGGGAGCTCCTCCTCATCGGGCTCCTTGCCCGTGCGCCGCCGCCGCGTGGGAGCAACCTCTTCCTCCTCACTAGCAGCAGAGCGAGGGCCAACTCTATGAAAGCGTGGATTGGGAGCTTCAGGTTCGTCCTTGGCCCGACGACGCTTCGAAGACGCAACCTCCTCGTCCTCAGCCTCTTCAGACCGGGCACGGCGGGAGCGGGCATCCTCCTCCTCATCCTCAGCATCCGGGCGAGCACGCCGCCGCTTCGTGGGGGCAACCTCTTCTTCCTCCTCGGTCTCGGTCTTGCGACGGTTCTCCGTCTTGCCTAGCAGGACCTTCTCGATATGCTCGTACTCGTAGAACTGGAGGATGGACGGCAGGGGGTTCTCCTCAATGTACTCCAGCCATTGGTTCTGCTTCTTCTCGCTCTTCTCGTTGATAGCCGATGCCTCCCGTGAGACCTCCAGCGCCGTGTACTGTGTCCGCAGGTCCCGGCCCTCGCGGTTGAACATGATATCGTAACCGTCCTCGGGGTGATCGATCTTGATAACGCCCCCGAGCTTCTTGTCCTGTGCCCGATTGTTGACATCGCGGAACATACGCAGGGGCATGGCCCACCACTGCGGACCGATCTGTTCGTTGTCGCGGTCGATGAGCCAGATCAGCCCTCGCCACTTGGGGGAGGCCTCCGCCCACTCATCATCGGTCATCTCGGCGCGCGCATCACACACCGGACAGGCCTTCTTCAACATCATCTTGGAGCAGAGATAGGCGCCACCATCCGCGCCCACCCTATAGTGCAGGAAAATGGGGATCTCCCAATTGTTCCCGTACTTATCCAGGTCGTCCCAGGTGGCCGGTAGGATACGGATCTGGTTCTCACCCTCGCGGGGCTTGAACATTGTAAAGTCCGGCAGCACGTAGCTGTCGTAGCCCCCACCCGACTGCTTCGCGCGCTTCATAACTGTTTCGACAGTGCGGCTGTTTCCACGGTACTTAAAAGCCATTTTACTTCTCTCCTTCTTTCGACTCTCTCTTGAACTGGCGCATATACTCGTACTTCGTCCTAAAGTAGGCGAACGAAGCGCTCCTTACAACAGCATACGCGAAGACCACTAGCATCAACCCCAGCAAAAACAAACGAGCAACCTCAGTCAGTTCCATCGTTGTCACCTTCCAAGCGTAGCCGCCGCCGTTCCTCCCCCTCCATCAAGGAGCGTGAGCGCGCAATTATCTCATCGCGCGCCCCACCCATCGAACCGCGTGCTGATATACGTGATAGATGCGTACTAACTAATTCCTTAAGCATATAGGACCGTTGCTCGTAGGACTCCTTAAGTACACCCCAACGTGCCGCTAATGTCTTAAACTCCAGGTATTCCTGCCCCAGGCGCTTGACCTCCGGGGCCTGCTTTATGGCCCGCTTTATCTCAGGCTCGGTGATCTTCTCCGCATGCTTGGCAGCTTGCGTACGCAGCCGATCATCCTCAGCGGCCTCAGCCTCCTCCAGCATGAGCTTAGTCGCATCACGGGAGGCGTTGGCCAGCACCTGGCCCTCCGACACCTGATAGAACAACTCCGGCTGCTCCTGTAGGCACAGGTCCAGGTCATCCCGATCTATGGCTAGCTTCCGACGGTAACGCTCCAACGCATTCCGATCATAGGCCTGGGCCTGGCCCGCCTTGGCCTGAAGCTGGACGGGTTCGGTAGACATACGTGGCTTAGGCATGCTACTCTCCTCCTAGGCATATTTTACCGCAGGCCATCACCAATGGGCTTACACCATCGGAGGAATGGAAGGGCTGCGAGAAGACATCTAGTATCTCCAGAGCCCCACCAGCCGCCTGCTCGGTCTTAGCGTTGAGCACCACCGTCGTCATATAGGCACGGATGATGTGCCGCACCGACTCCGGGTTATCCTCCTTCAACCGCGCCAGCAGGCTTTGTATCTCCTTCCAACCGGCCCGCTTCATCAAGGCCCGGGCCAGCTGAATAGCCTCAGCCGACTCCCCCGCCGACCGTAGCAGCTTGCGGGCGTCATCAACGGTGGCACTAGCGCACAGCGCCAGGTTGGAGATAGCCTGACGGGGGGAGCCACCAGCCGCCTCCGCACAAAGCACCAGGATGTCGCTATCGGTCTTGAATTTCTCTTCCTCCGATATAAACGACAATAGCTCTATCAGCTTGCGACTAGTCACAGGCCTCAGGTCGCAATGGACGCAACGGGTCTTAACGGTGGGTAGTATACGATTGGCCTCTGTAGTACACAGGAACCAATAGACCCAATCCGGGGGCTTCTCGAGGATCTTGAGTAGGGACTGGATGGCCGCCTTGCTCAAGGCGTGGGCCTCGTCCACGATCACAGCCTTAATAGTACCAGCACCGATAGGACGGTACATGAGCCCACTGGTGACGTTCCGCATGTCCTCTATACCGGTATTGGTGGCGGCATCTATGTCCACTAGGTCCCCAGGCAGGCAACCGAGCTCATTCGCCATTATGTAGGCCAGAGTAGTCTTACCCACACCCGATGGACCGGTGAATAGGAACGCTCGCGCCAATCCCTTCTTAAGGGCAAGCTGGAGCGCCTGCACCACGGCATCATGACCCACAACCGCGTCGAAGCGGGTCGGTCGGTACTTATCAATTAATGCAGTCATTTCCAGGTATCCGATGAGAAGGTTCCGAACTCTTTCATATCCAGCCAGTTATCACCGATGCTCATTTCAGCGGTAATGGGTACGTTCACCCAACGAAACGGCACGCGTATCATAGCACCGATGATCTTTTCCGCTACATCGTCCACACGCTTCAACGGTACACTAGTGAACGTGAGATCGTCGTGTATGTTAATCTCTGGCTGGAGATCCCAGTCCCCCACCTCGCTTAACCTAGACATACCGTCTAGGACTATTTCCGCAGCTGTACCCTGAACGGGCGTGTTTATTTGCTGGTTAGGCGAGAGTGGCCCCCGGCGACGGCGGCCTGTAAGACACTCCACGTAGTTATGTTCCTGATAGAAGCCCATAAGGCTTTCTTGCCAGTCCTTGACGCCCGAGAAGACCCTCCAAAACTCCTCGTATTCAGGACGCAGGTCCTCCACGGGTATCTGGAGGTACTCGGACGCCGACTCTAGCCGCGCCCCGAAGAACAGTGGGAAGGTCCACTGGTTCTTGATATCGGTGCGGAAGTCCTTCATTACCTTCTTATCGTAGAAGTTCTTCTTACCCCCGACCCGTGCTGGGTAGGCCCGTGATATACGCTGCGCCCACTCCATATGGACATCGTACTTTTCCCACAGCGCCTTGCAGAACGCTTTGTCCTTGGAGAACATCGCAATGACGCGGGCCTCTATCTGGCCGTAGTCAAACGACAACAGCACGCAGCCCGGGGGCGCTATGATCTGCTTACGAACCTCCTTGGCCTCATCGTCACGCTTGGGGAAGTTCTGAAGGTTTGGTCCTTCGCTAGACAACCTGCCTGTTTCCGCAAAAATCGTATTAAAGATCGTATGAAGCTTCCCATCCTCAAAGACGACTGAGAACTCGTTGTCCACGTCCAACGGATCAATGTAAGTAGCCTTCTGCTTATTAGTCTCGCGCAGACTAATAAGTAGTGACGCCAACGGATGGTCTATCTTGTCCAATATCTTCTTGTCAGCCGAATACTTTGCCGTCTTGGAATACTTATCTACCACCCGACACTCGGGGCGGTTAAGCATGTCCCTAAATATGTACATCACATCGGGATTTGAGAACGGCTTGAAGGTATAGCCCCGATTAGCCTTAAATTGACGGATGATTGGTAGCGAGTAGACCCTAGCAATAGTGTCGCTGTAGCGCGTCTGGTACTTAGTACTTAGTCGTTGATTCTCAACGCCGTCGACCATAACCCCCTTAATCTGACTGAGCACTACGGTGGGAACGCGCCGCTGCTGTAGTCGGTTAGCCTCCACCAGACCCTGCTGCTGTATCTCGGCCTCCTGCTCCAGACCGAGCAGGCAATGGAACTTCGCATCACCCCCGTTGTAGCGCAGGACTACGTCCAACGTGGTCTGGGCCAGCCATTTGGTGTCAATCATACTGATCTTTTTAAGATTGAAGCCAAAGTACTGCTGTACCAGGAACTCCAGGGAGAACGGTCCGGGCTTCTGCTTACCACGCCGCTCGTCTAGGATACAGGCCTGTCCCGCCGTATCCATCCACCGAGCAGCCCGCAGCAAGGACGGATCATCAAAGTACACGCCTGTCCACTCCAACTCGAAGGCCAGGTTATGTACCCACAAGCGTCCCTTAGCACGCCGTAAAAAATTTGTGAACCGATCGCGTACAGTATCCTTCTCCGCCTTGGTCCATTCGGCCTCAGGGTGGTCGATGGGGAAGGCAACCCCCTTCGTACCCGTAGCGACGGCCACTGTTAGCAAGCGTGCGCTCTTATCATAGGGACGTAGCCGATCAGTCTCGTAGTCCACCCCAACATCTGGCTGCTCAGCCGCCCACGCCAACGCTTCAGTAATTTGGTCAATGCCCTCCTGACCGAACGTCGTGATACAGTCTATACCCTTGAAGACATCCTTGATGTCGTAGGGTTCGGGCTTGGGTAGACCTTGCGCTACCTCCGCGAAGGCCCGCTTCAGATCAAACCCGAACAACCGCTCCACCTCGTAGTTACCACGCATCTGCTCGTATAGCAGATAGGCCGGGTGTAGTATCGGGTAGTACCAGCAGGCGTGCGTCCCAATCCGGACGGGCATCCGCCGCCCTCGCCATAGAGTTATACCCGTAAAGCCGCTCACCCAACGCAGGGCCACGTCCCCCAAGCCGAAGATAGCCTGGGGCCTAGACTGCTCTATATCACGGATGACGGAGGGGCGGCAGGCCTCGATCTCAATAGGCGCGGGCGTACGATTATCGGGTGGGCGAGTACGGACCGTGTTATTGAACCGCACCTTGTTCTTAAACTCCCGGGGAATGCGCGCCCGCAATAGCTGCCCACTCTTACCGATGAGTTGTACACCTGCGTCATCCTCCTCCTCGCCAGGAGCCTCTGCGATGATATACACCAATGGCTTGGTGGCCCCAGTGGGGGCCATATCCGGATGACGGTTGCCAGTGACGTGCGCCAAGGGGCAAGCCTTACACTCCAGGCGATGGACCTCCCGTATGTCCATGCCTCCAAACTTAGCGCCCTTACGCCGATCGGGCAGGTCACCAAACAACGACATCAGGGAACGTCCTTCCCATCTATATCCCACTCGTTCACTAGTGACTCGGCATCGCGTGGAGCGTACCCAAGCATCTCGAGCCGCGAAACGGCATCAATAAGCTCGATCCTGCCGTTGAGGAAGTCCTGCCTGATAGCATCCTCACTGTCCATCATCACTCTCCTTGATCTCTGAGAGGATAGGTGTCTAAAGAGCAATTGCATGTTAGCTATCTTCAACGCGCACCCCCATCCACTGCCGCCACTATATACATAAACCGATCCTCATCACCAAACAGCATGATAGAGGTGGCATCCATCGCGAACCGATTAGCCTCCCCAAACCCCCGCATAAGCACTGTAGCATTGTACCTAGCCGCCGCATTGGGGAGCTTACCATTCAACGTAATGTTCCCATTAACCGCACCCAACCGATACTTACCACTAAGCGTCAAGATGTTGCCCTTACAGGATAGATCACCATTGGCGTCCTCCTCACCCGCCAGGATACTTACACGCTCCAGCAGCGGACGCAGCCCGGGAGGCAGGTCAGCCCGATCACGGGCCGCCTTTCGGTACTTGCCGGCCAGCACGGCTAGGTCCGGTTCACTCTGCTCCTCAAGTAGGTTGCTGAAGAGACGAACCCCGTCCCCACCCTCCACCATAAGGTAGTCACCGATATGCAGCGTGGCCCCAGGCTCAACCAGGTCCAGGACGCAACTCACCAACCCCCACGGTATGATCACCCGCTCCAGCCCCTTGGGAGGCTCCTCCTCAACGACGGCCTGTGCCAGACTGCGGCTATCGGTGGCATACAACTCCATCTTGTCCTTCTGAGCCACCAACGTGATCCCGTGGTGCATAGGCTGATCGCCACCGGACTTCCTGACAAAGCGAAGCTTATTGAATGCCCCCACCATAGCCTCGCTAAGGATGACGCGCGTACCGCCTTTAGGCTTACCCGCGAGGAGGAAAGGCCACAACCCCGCCTTATCCGCCTCACCAACGACCTCACCGAAGAAGATATCGCCCGGAAGGGAGACGAGGGTGACTTTGGCCTTGCCCATCTGGAGGACGACGTCATCCTTGACCTGGTCCAGGAAGACTTCCTTGAGTGTAGAAGTCTTGAGTAACTCGAGCAGGGGCTTGCCCGGTAAGCCGCAGTCCAATTCCGTCTTGAGCGGCAGGCGAATTCCCAACCCCCCATCGTAGGCGTAGACGTTCTTGTTATCAAACCAGAAGTGCTTGTAGCCCTCCAGCATAGCCGTGCGGGCTACCGCAGGGCTGGCGTCGTTCAGGACGGATAGCAATTCCTCGCGATCGAAGGTCATCTATGCACGCTCCGCATGCTTGTTGCTGTCACTAATCGGTACGGGACGGGGCTCCTGCTCCTCTGGATCCTCTGGCTCCTCAGCATCCGGGTCCAACAGCAGAAGGCGGTCCATAAGCCCCCGGACCTCAATCAGATCGGCCACAGCCGACCACGTGGCTAGCTGAAAGACGATGTCCTCCTCCTCCTTCCACAGCTTGTTGGCCTGCGCAAAGCTAACTACCTGCTGCGCCACGGCCGCCTCATTCATTGAAGCACGGGGCGGGGCAACAAATTCAACGCTCTCTATCAGCTTATCGACGTAGTGCATTGCCTTTTGCAGGTCATCCTTACCGCCCTTCTTACGCCAGCGTGATAGGTACTTCGTTGCGTTGCCCTCGAAGTAGCCCAAGTTAAGCTGGAGCACCAGGTCCCAGTGCTCGTAAGCTGTCTTGTAGTGCTGACCACCAATCTGGCGCTTGTTGGCCTCCCCATTTATTGGGGCCGCCCTTTCCTCAGGCTTCATCCGACGCTCCATCCATTCCTGGGCGGCCCGCTTCCAGTCCGGGGATATCTTAGAACCCACAAGCTTGTCCCAGGCCTCCAGACGGTGCTTTGCCTTCCATAATCGGTTAATAGTAAATAACGGGGCCGCCGTTTCCTCGAACCAGGTGTTCCTTAAGAACGGTAGGGGTCCCCCAGGCAGCTTGGTCCATTCCATAAAATCGGCTAGGTCGGAGTCAAACGCCAGGGAGCGATGGATCAAAGGCGTGGGCGTGTAGCCCTCGCTCTCGTACGGCTGAACGAATATTTGGCGGCCCCCGTTAGCAATCAGCTTGTCGATGATTTCAGTGTAGGCATGGAAGTTGTTGCTGACCTGGTAGTACTTACCTACACCCACACCAATCATTCGCGCCAGGTACTCCAGTAGCACCGAGAAGTGCACGGCGTTCGCCCCGTACGCCCCCCAGATGGCGTCGTTGGAGCGGCAGCATACGGTTATATCCAGCACGGGACCAGACGACTCCTTACGCACCCGTAAGAAAGCCTGTGAGTTACATGGGATGTCCTTCTTGTCCTGCACACCCAGGTCCGAAGCCGGATCCCACATCGTCAACACTGCCCGCCGGTCGTTGTTGTTAGTCCTTAGTATACGGATCAGGACCGGTAGCTGATCACTGTAGAAGTGATTCCTCCACCGATAGCCGTACGCCCCATGCTGCATCCCATCATCCTCAGCAAAGCGCGCCGAGAAGTCACTAACAAACTGGTCAAGCCAAGTAGCGTCGTTACGACCCGAGAGCATCCACAAACTCTCAAATAAGTGGAAGAACGGATTGGCGTCCCGCACGGGGTCGAACAACACCCGCTCAGTAGGCTTCTCATAGACGGTCGTCAGTGGATACGGCAGCACAATGACCTGGCCCGCCCGCGTGTCCTGCACCTCACCCTCCTTAAGCAGGTGGATCAGACCCTGGTCATAAGCATCGTTAACGTTCCGCGCGTTGATTACGTACATTTTGCCTCCATCCATTCAACATAACGCTGGGCGGTTGCCCGATAATACTCTGGTAGCTGCTCGATGATATTCTTGATCACCGGCGCTAGGTCCCTGACAATAGGTTCCGCGAAGCGGTTACCCATCGCCACCTCCAACATACCAAACTCCCACATCTCGATATAGTCGCAGAGCTTGGCCCGCACGCAGTCACCGGGACTGAGCTCCTCCATCCGACCACCCATATCCAACACCGCGTCAGCCTCCAAGTCATCAACCATAGCCTTAAGTTTCGGGTTTTGGCTCTTGACCGGATAGGGCAGGTCACCGACCACTAACTCACCCGCGTCGTGCCAGATAAAGTGGGTACTCACTCGGGGCGGCAACTCACCCCACATCTGGAACCATATTCGCATAGCGTGGTAGCTGTGCTCACCGACCGTCTGCTGTCGGAGAATAGGCCACGTGTGGTACCGACGCACCATTCCTGCTACGCGGGGGTTAGTACGTATTTGGTCGCGGTACATTATAGCCACCAGAGTCCCGACGAGGGTTTGCGCTTGATCGTACGGGGAGGACTGGTACGGCGCTTGGCACGTTTGTACGCATCCACAGAGCGTTTAGGCGCGACCTGTAGCGGATGGCTCAACTCCAGAATAACCTTGCCGTCCACCCGCCCAATCCAGGCCTGTAGTTCCTTGATCGGTTGAAAGCGCGGGGCGGGAGTAATACTAGGATCCTTCAACCGCAGGCGGGACCGCCCCACCAAAGGACCACCAGCAATAGCAGCACGCCGCTTCCACTCTCGACCAAACGGATCACGTCGCAACTCCGCAATCAAGAAACCAACCTTCCAGGCCGTCAAAAAGCGCACACCCTCATTGTATCCCAACCGATGCTGTACCCTAAGCGGGACGTATAGCTCGGGCTTCATATTCCTGTGCACAGTAACTGCACAGTTAGACTTCCTAATCATGACTAGTACTCCGTTTCAGGTTTGTAGGTCGCACGAGGGCGGCCCTCTCCAGCAGCAACGCGCAGCATCTTATCCGTTTCACACAGCGCGTTCTGAACGTCCATAAGCGTCAACGTAACATACTCCGGCCCCAAAGCCCGGATAATCTGATGGCGCCAAACCTTAAGCTGGCTACACCACACATCCTCCGGAACGCTTTGCTTGAGCGGGTTACCCATCAGACGATTGTACCCACGGATGGAGCCAGGCCCCTGTGGAGCCCACGCACACAGGTCACCGGCCCGCTCTAGCATCGGCGTGTAGGTCCAATCGGTGACCACTTGCCCCGCCATGAAGCGGCCCCAGTACTTGGCCTTGGTCAGAGCCCCCCACACCAACCGTTGCTGCTTCACCACAATCGCATGCTCCAAGGACCCACGCACACTAGCCAGACCATCCCCGATGACAACCTCAGCTACGAAGCGCCCCTTCCCCATCTTGCCGTGCAACGCAGGCTTAGGTGCACGGATCATGTACGCACCAGTCCAGGTCTTTAGATTAGAGGCGCAGCGCTGGTCTATAAAATCACCGATGGCCCGCAAGTCCAGCTTAGACTGGGGCCACAACCCCTCCTCCATAATAGCCGCGATTGTCGGGGGCCAGTTTACCCATCGGCACAAAGCCGTGAACTGCACGAAGCTCCATCCCAGTCTTACAGACTTACTTAGAACGTTGCGTATCAACCACTGACTGACCCGATCATCACGGCGTCTAAGGTTGGTAAATCTGTACTTAGCCAGGATGGGATCGGTAGTCCAGGGTTCTACACCCTGCTCCTTACGCTTGCGGATGGCCTCCCGCTCCGACGCCCAATATATCAATGCAGCACTAGAAGGACGACGGTCAACCATCGGCTAGGAGCTTCTTGATAAGGGTTGGCGCGTTACCCGCACTAGTCGAGTAGGCCCGCATGATGCCGTCGGCCAGGACCTTCTTCCTTATCCGCTCGGCAGTCTTGAACTTGAGCGTGACGTTCTTAACCAAACGCTCGTCACGGGAATTGCCACTGCGGGCTTCCACCCGCTTAAGGCACGTCTCCAGTGACGTATTCAGGAAGACAAAGACCGAATCCTTCTTGTATTTCTCCATCAACGCCCCAACCCTGCCGTATACGGATGTAATGATCACCCCCTCGAAGATCACGTGCCCCTTGGGCTCGTACTTCTCCAGCAGTCGCAAGACGGTGTCATACTTGAACCGATCACACCCCCCACACTCCGTTAGGTGATACGGTCCAAGTATGAACACCGGTCGGCTCACGCCCCGAACCTCTAGCTGATACGCTTCCGGCAGGCGGCTACCCAACGCCCCATAGATAGCATGGTTGTGGCAGGAGGCTATAAGCGTACGGATCACCGTACTCTTAGCACTACCGTTAGTTCCTCGAAGAGAGATTAGCATCGACCGCACCTTCAACGAGCTCTAATAATTTTTCTAGCGCCGCGTCACGGCGAACCTTTATCACCCTAGCACCCTGCGCCTGCATCTTGGTACAATAGTTGGCCGCCCGCACAAAGTTACCCTTGGTATTTTTCTTATCCAATAGCCGACCCTGCCCGCGCGCCGATCGGCGACTGTTGATAGATGCGACGCACGTCGCGTAGGGCACGTCAAGCTGTAGGATAACGAACTCCTTCCCATACTCGGCGGCCAGCTGTGGACCACGAGTATGGTTCATAACAATCAGCCCCTCGTAGATAACATGATACCGTTTAGCCTTCTCCCGGATCAGGTCGAATATCTGGACCACGTCACGGATAGTATCACAGCCCGCCGTGTCAGCATCCTCATACGCCCCCATAAGGAAGAAGAGCACCCCCTCTATCCCAAAGGTGTACCCGATGGGGGGTTTGCGCCCCGCAATATACTGCGGCTTACAGGTGGCCTCCCCCACCCAGGATAGAAACTCGCGGATCAGGTGGGTCTTACCCGATCCGGATGTGCCAGCTATATTGATTATCACTTGATCACGTCCAGCGCGTACCAGAACGACCATTCGTTAGCGATCACCATAGACCAGAACAGCCAGGCCCACAGACCGCAAGCCACCGCGCAGATGCCCCCATAGAGTGGCAACCGGAAGTGGCTCCGTCCACCTAAGGCATACAAAACACCAATCGTGCCTGTAGCCGTAGGGGCCATGAAGCTAAAGTCAACGGAGAAGCCTGTCATCATAATCCAGGGCACAGGGTTGAGCCCCACCGATGGTAATGCTGTCGTCAGCAACGGGATCAGCATGCCGGCCGTTCCAGTATCGGAAGCAACCTGGGCCATACTAATACACAACGCCACCCAGAGACCCACCGATACGAAGGGCTCGTAGCTCCAGATATTCCCAACCAGGTCCAGTACCTGCTGGCCCGCCCCGACCACACCAACCAGCGTGGATACACTCATCGCAATCGGCCACACACTAACCGCGTGGATAGGGAACTGCTTCAAAGCTTTAAGCGGCAGCACCATACCTACCTTTGGGACCCAAAGCGCCAACGTGACAACCAACAAACCTACGTATATCCACGGCAGGCTGAATGGCAACCAAGGCCGGACGTAGGGGAGACCAACGGCTAGCGCGAGCAGGACAGCCACCACCTTCTCGTGACGCGACCAGGGCTTAGGATGTGCGATCATATTAACCCGATCAGCAAACCTAAAATGCCTCCCACCCAAGGCCAGCACCCAAAATACAGCAGCGATGATTATCAAGCAGACCGTGGTTGGAAGCAGCATCCTAAGCGTAAATGACAGGGCCGTCACTTCGCCACCTAGCACCTTGTTTAGGCCCGCCCAGGTTATCGCGGCCTGGCCCCCTGCCATCGGTGTGAGGATGCCCCCTAGGGACGCTCCAATAGCCGTAGCGATAATAAGCAGCATAGCATCCTTGGAGCCTGCCACCGAGTCCAAGTCGTGATAGCCTGCCCGGTCAAGGATCTTCATAACGATCGGTATCAGTGCTAGGGCCACCACCACGTCCGCCGCGAAGTCCGAGATGATCGTGGAGAACACCAACCAGAACAGGGTCTGGGCACGCACGCTCGTACCGATCCGGGCAATGAAGAAGAGCGCCATACGCTCCATCAATCCACAGTGGACGGCCGCCACAATAACTACAGTTGGACCCACGATCAGCAGCAACGCCGGATGGAAGAAGCTCAGCAGTATTGTCGTTATTGGCACCCCCATCAGACCGAAGCCGATGATGGGAATAGCTGCAGTCCAGAGCACAGGCACCGCCCCACTAGCCCAGTAGATTGCTGCCCAAGCCATCACCCCAATAGCCGCGTAGCTAGGAGCAAGGCTCCAGGTCATCAGGAACACCGCTGGACCGATGAAGGCTCCTATTATACGACCAGTCTCGAACCTCTGCAGTACGTTCTCAATCATGGGATCCTCACTTACAGCCAAAAGCCTTTGCGAATACGGATAGTCTTGTGATCCGCGATCTCTTTAGTAACCTTATAGTGCTGGAGCGCGTAGTCCTGACGACCATCCCACTTCTGAACCTCTCCCAGGTAACGCGGCGCGAACACCCGCCCTCGGGCCTCCCACACCTCACTAAGCGACATACGAATATTCTGAAGCTGTAACAATTCCTCAGCCTGCTTAATACGTTCCTGGTCGCGATCAATATCCCGACCGATGTAGTATCGACCCTTAGTC